GTATCAGTTTTACAGGAAATGTATAATCGTGTGTAGTAACTACCCAATAGTTAATGTACTTTCCTTCACCTGCATCTGCTAAATCCCATACACCATTGTTAAATCTGTTGTACCTTGCAGTATTAGTTCCGGCTACCCACGGAGTAGTAGAAGCAGGCAATTTAGAATATGAAACACCGTTTAAATAGATAACTTGTAGATTCGCTGCACCATTAAGTATTTGTTGAAAATATTCAGAAGGACTAGCTGAATGTACAATAGTATGTTCTAGATCCTCGTCTGCTATTTGTATAGGTGTCGATATTCCTACTTGAATTGCAGCAGCATTGTTAGCTGTGTAACTAATTCCGCCACCTGATCTCCAAACTGTACCTATGTTTCTATGTTGTGTATAATGCCACTGCGTATCTCTTCCGGAACTGTGTCTTTCGTCACCTATAATAATGTGTTCTTGACTAACACTGTCCCAAAAAACATATGCACATAACAGCCCTGTTAAAATGCCTCCTGTTTCGCCAGCATCATACAGTTCTAAAGTGTTAGGATCTATGTTAATATATCTACCACCGCTTGTATCAGCTACTTGAAAAGACAAGGGCGTGCTTATAGTTATTTTTCTTCCTCGATAATAAACATCGTAAGAAGCACCAGTTGGAGAAATAGTAACAGTTCTTGTAGCATCATTAAATGTTACAATACTTGTTGTTCTGTTAACGAACCCGGTCATATCGTTTGCGATTTCACCAACTGCAATTCTTGCAGGTTCTTTTAAGCTAGCATTTATCCAGCGTTCGTTAGTATCATCCCAAAATAAAGTATCTTCGTCTGCTATACTAGAAACAAAAACGTCCTCGGCATTTTGTAATTTAGTAGTAGGCTGAATACCGACTAATATAGTTCCATTAACTGCTGAAGAAACTACTGATCCTACTATAGTTTTAATATTTGGCGCTATAGGAACAGTTGACGTTAACCCTCCTACAACTTCGGGATCGAAATATAAAATAGTTCCAGGTAGCCAACTAGTTGTATTGATTCCTCTTACAAGACCAGATATAGTTACATATCCGTGTACACCAGGTGATATGTTTTGTGTAGCTATACCAACAATTGATTTCCCGCCGTAAGCTAACATAGACGGATGATTACTATCAGCAGGTGCTCCAGTTATGTGTGTACCGTCAAAATCTGAACCGGTATACATAACTACTTGGCCGTTAGTTATTGCTGAGTCTGCAAGAACATATGCGTGAAGTTCTTGCCCTAACTGTAAAGTTACGTTGTTATACAACGGAACGTCAAAAGTACCGTCGTCTGCGTTCCATTCTATCGAACTAGTTCCAACATCTGTTTTTAAATTGAGACCGGCTGCTGAGATAAATTCGTTTGCATCTCTTATAACTACAGTATTTGGGCTACTAGACATAGAGCCTTGGTAACCGTCAAGAAGATCGGCGTCTAATCCAGACCCTGCACCATCTACAGTTTTAATTGCATCTAATACTTGAGTAGCCGTAACGGATCCACTATATCCAGCTACTGAAGTATTAACAATACGTTGTATAGTGTTATCTGATCTTTTGTAGTAAATCGCTCCATCTGTATAATTTAATGCAAGCTCCCCGTACTCTAAATCCGACTGAGTGGGAGACTTCTCTGCTACAGAAGATTTTTTTAATATAATTTTACTAGACATCCGCCTATCCTAAAAAGGTAAACTAATGAAAACATTAGCTGTCAAATCTTGACATCTTACTTAATAAAAGTTATAATTATTTATGTAAGAAAGAGATGAAAGAAATGCTATCTATTGCAATTATTGACATAATCGGACTGACGTATGATGGTACTACGCTAGATAAAAGAGGATTAGGAGGCAGTGAATCGGCTGTTATTTTGATGGCTAAAGAGTTAGCTAAACTTGGGTTTAATGTTTCAGTTTTTAACAATTGTATCGATTCAGATTCCAAGCCTGGAGAATATGACGGTGTAAAATACATAGATCATTCATCGTTAGATTCATTTAAAGATTATAGCTTTGATGTAGTTATAAGTTCAAGAACTGTAGTTCCTTTTGTTCCTGCAGAAGTATTTTCGCAATTTGCAGAATTGTATCCTGAAAGATATATCGAAATTGCAAAAAATGCAAAACTAAAAGTAGTTTGGATGCACGATACATTTTGTAGGGGAGATCATCTTCTAGAAGATTTAGTAGTTCACGGTTATATTCACGAACTTTTTACATTAAGTGATTTTCATACAAGTTATATCACTACTTGTAATCACGGTAAACGTAGAATGTTCGAAGTTCTTAAAGATCACATCTTTATGACACGTAACGGAATAGTGAATTACAAGCCTGAAGTAGATATTGCATCTAAAGATCCGTATCTTTATGTATATAACGCTAGTGTAACTAAAGGAATGTTACCATTAGTTAATGATATATGGCCATTAGTTAAACAACAAATACCTCAAGCAAGGTTAAAAGTTATAGGCGGTTACTATAGATTTAGAGAAAACGCTGAGCCAGACGAGCAAGAAAAAACTTGGAGGGCAATGGTTAACGACCCAAAATACAAACATCTTGATATTGAATTTACAGGAATAATTAAGCAAAACGAGATAGCAGATATATTATCAAATGCTAGCTTTATGATTTATCCTAGCGCATTTCCTGAAACTTTTGGAATTAGCACACTAGAATCGCTAGCATATAACACTCCATTAATTACTACAAGATTTGGAGCATTAGAGGAAACTGCTGTTGCCCAGGCCTGCTATATGATTGATTATTGTATAGAACCTAACAGTGTATTCCCACATATTAATTCAGCTGAACAAAATAGAAAGTTTGTTAATCTAGTCGTTTCGGCACATAACAATAGATATCTACATCAACAAAAGATGTACTATTGTAATATTGTTAAAGATATATCGTCTTGGGATACAATTGCGCTGCAATGGAAGCAACACATATTTTCTAAATTAAAAAAGTATCTACCAGTTAACGACTATAGATCTGTTGTAAAAATTAATAGTAGAGTCAAAAAGGTATTTGGACGCAGATTTCTAAATAATGAAGAAAACTATATTCCTCGAAATAAAGAACAGCGTATAGTAGTTATTACTCCGATGTTTAATGCAGAGGAATACATTTCCAAGTGTATAGAATCAGTCAAGTCTCAAGATTATGATAATTGGTTAATGGTAATAATAGATGATGCATCAACCGATAGCAGTTATTATAAAGCCAAGTTGATGTCTAGTTTAGACGATAGGATAGTAGTTCTAAAAAACAGAACCAACCAAGGCGCAGTGTTTAATCAAATTTTCGCAATTGAAAACTATTGCGAAGCTGATGACATCGTGATGTTATTAGATGGTGATGATAGCTTAGTAAACGATAATCAAATATTTCATTTCTATAATAACTTATATGACGGAACTACTGAATTTAGTTATGGAAGCTGTTGGAGTCAAGCGGACAATATTCCACTAATAGCGCAACCATATCCGGATAGTGTTAAGCAATCAAAATCTTATAGACAACATAGATTTAATTGGAATATTCCCTACACTCATTTAAGAACATTTAAAGCTTACTTGATTGAAGATGTAGACAAAAACTCTTTTAAAGATGCAAACGGTAACTGGTATAAAGCAGGAGGCGATGGGGCTGTATTTTACACACTTATCGAACGAGCAGATCCTGATAAAGTTAAAGTAGTTCAAGATATTGTTTACAATTATAACGATACAAATCCAATTAATGACTACAAAGTTAATGGAGAAGAACAAACTCGTAATGCAAATAGAATTATAGGTAAAGAAGAAAAGAAAAATATGCCAGTTAAAAATATATTGATAGCAATTCCTACAAACAAATACATCGAGCCAGAAACATTTAAAAGCATATACGACTTAGAAATTCCTGAAGGATACAAAACACACTTCCAGTTCTTTTACGGCTATCAAATAGATCAGATCCGCAAACTAATAGCAAGCTGGGCCGAAAGGTATGACTACTTGTTTAGTGTAGATAGCGATATTTCGTTTAAGCCCGACACTCTTAAAAAATTACTTGCACACGATAAGGATGTGGTGTCAGGGTTATACATTCAGCGTAAACCCGGGCAACATATTTTAGAATTATACCGCAATGGTAGGAATGTTCCTTAT